CTCGTAGGCGTTCTGTGCCATACGTGGTTATACTACAGCTTCAACCCCACGAGGGTTCGTCTGAAACACGTCCCCGGACTCCGCGCCCTCAACCTGCCGTTCCGCCTGCGTGGGCGGGGAGGCGGTCGTTACGAGGTTTGACCCGTCCGCGGAGAACGTCGCCCCCGAAAAGTCCACGTCAATAGTGAACGAGGACGCCCCGTTAATGTTCTCTGTCCCCTCTGTTTCAACGGTTATCGGGTTATCCGAGGCGGACCCGGATACGTCTACGATAACGAAAAACTTTCCGTCCTCTATGTCCGCGGAGGCGAGAGTGATAGTAGACGCCGCCCCGATAGTCGCCGTGTCTACGAATAGGACCTCCTCGCCGGAGGTAGTAAACGAGGTTGAGGAGACGGTAGCGGAGGTCCGGAGGTCGTCGAGGACGTTCCGTCCGAACTCTCCGTCCGCCGCGGAGTATAGGACGCCCGGTCCAGCGGAATCCGTGAGGTCGGACCCGTTCAGGTTTCCGTCGGTGTCCTCGTTCAGCCGTAGCGTCTCAACGACCTCTTTCGGAACGTGGTCGTTCGCGGAGTCGAACACGGTCGTCCCGCCCGTGGTAACGAGGTCGGACCCGAGGCGGACGGTTTCGAGGAGATCCATCCGGACGTTTTGTACACCGCCCCCGCCGTCGGACTCCGCATAGACCTGTAGGAGGGTCGTCCCGTCCAGCGCGAACGTGTAGGCGTGGGCGGTTCCCGCCGCGGAGTTACCGTCTACCGTCGCGTCTACGACCGGTCCGAACCCGGTCGGGTTCGTTCCGAGGTCGAACGGGGCGGACCCGGAGAACGAGGAGAGGTCCAGCGGACCGTTCAGCGGGTCGCCCGATTCGCGGACGACCTCGGTAAGCGCGTTCTCAACGTTTGAGGAGGAGTAGTCCCCCGCGGAGTCGTTGAGACGAACATCCGCCGCGTCGGTTGAGAACGCCCGCCAGTTGTAGATCCGGGAGTCGGGCGTGTCGGTCGCCCCGTCCGGGACGTAGATATACGCGAGGAGTGTTTCCCCGGAGGCGAGGTCCGGAGGTTCGGGGTTCGCCGCCGCGTTTCCCTCTTTCACGGCCGAGGCAGGCGTCGCTAAGGTAGTGTCGAAAATCACCGTGTCCCACCTGTCCGATCCGGAGGTATTGTCCGAAAGGACATGTGTCTCCGCGGATCCGATAGTGTAGGTTGAGTTCGGAACCCACAGGTCGCCCACCGCGACGGAGATCTCGTTTGCGGTCGCCGTCGCCGTTACCTCCATGTCACCGGAGGCGAGGACGCCCACGCCGTTCATGCCCTCGGAGACAGCCCGGAACGCCAACTCCATAAGAGGGGTCCCCTGCGGCCACTCTAATTTATCCGCCGTAGTCATGTCTTAGGCGAACCCTAACGGGCGCGACCCATTAAGGTAGCCTACGCGACGGACTACCGGATTCGGAACCCGACCGTCGTCGTAAGGGGGGCGGAATCGTCTTTTTCCTCCGCGTTGAACGCTGTCGCCCAAACCATATTTCCGCTATTGTCGAACACGGCTACCTCTCCGAGGTCTACGGGCTGTGTAGCGGGTTCCGACTGGAACAGTTTTCCTCTCGTCCGGATTGTTTCGAGGTCGAGTTCCCGAACGAGGTTTTTACGGACCTCCTCGGACGTGAGGGCGATGTCCGACTTACTGAACGAGTCGGTCCCGGTCCCCCACGCCATTTCTAACAGTCCGACGGTTACGGAGTCCAGCCGGATAGCGTCCGCCATGGTCCCCTCACCCTCGTTCGTAACGACGGACTCCCCGGTTCCGTACCCCTCGAACGTGAGTAGAACCTCCGCCCGAACCTCCTCGTCTTTCGTCGGGGCTACGTCGTCCACCGTAACCCGGCATAGGAGGCGTCCGTCCCGGTCGAGGAGTCCGAACTCCGTCGCCGCCTCGTTGTGGGCCTGAAAGAGAAAGATCCCGTGTCCACGGGTAGTGTTCCGGTCGTCTTTCGTCCCGAAAGCGTAGGCGGTCGCCTGTCGGTCCTGTAGGTCCACGTCCGAGGTTGAGGCGTCGCGGGTCCCGTGTCCGAGAACCGCGTCTCGAATTGCGCCCGCCTGTCCGTCCAGCGCGTCGCGGACCGCGTTCCGCCCGTCTTTCGTCCACGTCGCGGATGCTTCCGTGTCCCGGGCGAGGGTCCACTCCCCGCGAACGTCGCCCGCCTCGCCGTGACCCGACCCGTAGGACGACCCGTCCGGGTGTCCAGATATCAGGGAGGAGTTCAGGGACCGTTTGTATATCTTGACCTCGACAGTTACCTCTATGGAGTTCCGAGGGAACGAGAGGTCCCGCGACGCCCCGCGGTCCGTGACCTCTATAAAATTCGCCTGTGTGCTACGGATATTGGACCGGTTCTCCGCTATGTAGGAGTCTGCGTTCTTAGTCATGGGTCTATTATATGGCTAACCCCGCCGGGATCCATACGACCGTCTCCGTTGAGGAGTCGTTAATCTGAACGTCCACGGAGACATTATTCGTTTTCCGGAGGTCGAATGTTACCGTCTTAGTCTCCGACGGGTCGAACGAGAGGGTTTTACTTTTGATTACGGACGAGTCCTCTAAGAGTTTCGCCGTGAACGAGGTTCCGTAGCCGCTGTTATTTGTGATATCAGCCGATATCTGAACCGTCTCGTAGACCGTCGGAGTCGTGTTCGAGACGGAGAGGTTCGCTACCAAAAAGTCCGTTGAGGCGTCTATGGGCGCGTCCGTTTGGGAGAACTCAATCCGTGGGGCGAAAAACTCAACCGTCCCTTTCCCGACCTCAACGCCCGCGTAGGAAAGGCCGTCCTCTCCATGTATCCGGACGCCGGAGGTAATGTCCTGCCCGTCGGTAGTGTCGCCCGCGAGGGTCGTCCCCCATGAGAACGACCCGCGCCAGCCCTCGAACGAGGAGAATCCGGAGAGTTCGCTTTGGAACGTCGAAAAGTCCGCGTATTTCTGTTCCATACGGGTCCGGAACCGGGAGGCGTCGTCCGCCGACATGCCGATAGTGTCGGTTAGGTACGTCTCGAACTCCCCGAACGAACTTTGTCCCTGAACGTCGGTATTGAACTCCGAAAACGACTTTTGTCCTTCTATTTCGTCGAACAGCCCCGTGTAGGGATTGTTCGAGGCGTCCGGGCTTTTCAGTCCGAGGGCGCGTAGTTTCTCAACCTGTGTTAGTGAACTCATGCGTCCGACCCCGTTACTCCGAGTTGTACCTTTCCAGCGGTATCAGTCTCCGTTCCGGAAACTGTGAACTCCCCGTTTAGATCCTGTGGGGGCCACGTGATTTGTAGCCGCTGTCCGACCTGAACGTTCGCGTAGGCGGAGTCCGCTATAGTGAACGTTACCGCCGTGTCGTTCCATGCGTTATCGTTAAGGTAGCCCTCTCCGAACGCCCGTAGTTCCTCCTCCCGCTGGATCTCTTTGTTTACCAGCGGTTCGGACCTTTCGGAGACGCCGTAGAACGAGACGGACCCGGAGTCCTGTAGGGATATCTGTAGGTCGCCCGCCCCCTGAACCGTGACTTTATTTACAATATCTGTCGCGTCCTTATCCGCGTCCGCCTCGACGACCCGCGTCCCGCTGTAAGTAATGGACTCCGGGGCGGTTGAGTCTCCCGACGGTTCATAGTGTAGGTCGTCGTCCTCGTCTATGAACGACACAGCGCCGTCCTCCGTCGCCAACTGTGCCACCGACTCGAACACAGTCCCGTCTATCCGTCGGACTATATCCCGCCCCGTGTTCGCTACGTCGTTCGTAGTGAACCCGGTGTCCCGGGAGGTCGTCCCGAACGGGCGGGTCCTCGCGTAGTCCACCACTCCCGCCCGCGCCTCCGGGAGGTCGCCGGAGATCTCAACCCGATACTGTAGGGTCCCGTTCGAGGAGAGGGTCCCGTCTCTTTCCGCCTTCTCCGCCGGGAGTTTTTCCTGAACGTACTCCGTTCCGTCCGGAACCGGCAGATCCCACAGGTAGTTATTCCCGGCATGGTCGCGGAGTTCAACCTCGACCGAAAAGAAGTTCCCCCGGTTGTTGAACAGGAACCCCGTCTCTAACCACAGGATCTCTCCGTCGTCCGCCGCGTTCAGCGGAACGCTGTCGAACGTCGCCCTGAATGTTCCCGTGTCGCCCTCCTCCCAATAGGCGAACAGTAGGTCCGTTCCATACTCGTTGATATCCTGATTTGGGATTTGCGCTAACTCGAACGTCCCGATATCGGAGGACCAATTCGAGAGGTCGTCCCCGGTGTGGACGAGGACCGGGCTTTGAGGCTGGACCTTTCGGTTCACCATTTCCCGAACGACTTCCCCGCTGTCCATGTCGTAAAACGGGCGGTGAACCTCAACGTATTGAAGTTCCTCGCGTTTGTCCCGGGCGGTGAGGTTCAGCCGTATGTTCCGGTTCCCCGACGGAGGTTTCTTTTCGAGGTAGCCGGTCCACACAGTAGACCCGTCCCGTTTGATTATGACCTCCTCGCCGTAACTGAACGCCCGATTAGAGGAGTTGTTCTTTACCTCTATCTCCGCCTCGCCTATCTCCTCCGTGTCTACACCTTTGAAAGTCACGTCGAACAGTCCGTCCACGGAGGTCCCGCCGATAGTGACACTAAAAGACATGGTTCAGGCTATGAAAGCGTCGAGATAGGTAAATTCGAGTGTGAACTCGTAGGACCCCGCGCCTATCTCCGCGTCCTCCGCGTTCTCCGTCGCGTCTACCTGTGTGATAACGCCCTGAATAGGCGACCGGTCGCCCCATGTGAGAGTGTCGAACCCGTCGGTTGAGTCGAATCCCCACTCTTTGCCCGCCCGGTCGAGTTCCCGTTCCATGCCTAAATCATGGTCCGAGTAGGACCCGCTGTTCGGGTATTGGTCCGCGTCCACGCCCTGAATTATCCCCTCAACGACGAGGGTTTCCTTATCAAAGACGAGTTTTCCCCCGACGACCTCGCGGAGGGCGGACACTATGGAGTCCGTTACGAGTCCGTTCGAGAACGACTTTTTGACTTTCGTCGCTTTCAGGTCGAACTCCTCCGAACCGTCGTTCCGTATGAGGGTAATGCCGTCTATCGTAGCCATGGTTATCTACCTCCCGCGAGGTTCCCGGTTGAGGACCCGATCTCCGCGTCTATCATAGCCGCTAATTCTCGGAGAGTGGACCGGTCCACCTTCGACAGGTCAAGGGTTTGGTCCCCTATCTCTATGTCAAAGTTCTGTTCCACGTCGCCGGATTCACCGCCGGAGGAGGCGGACTGTCCCCGGTCGGGTTGTTTCGCCGCCTCAACGAGGCGTTCGGGAATAACCGCCTCGCCCTTGTGGACTTTCGCTAACCCGTCGGACTGGATAGTTCCGCCGGAGTCCAGCCCGACCGCGTTCCCGATACCGGACACTACGTCCCCGCCCGTGTCCACCGCGCCCCCGA